CATCGGCAACAATTAATTCTCTTCGCCAAGCCTTTCAAACTCAAAAAATGTTAGAGCGTGACGCCCGAGGCGGTACGCGCTACACGGAAATCATTCGGAGCCACTTCGGAGTAATATCACCGGACGCACGGCTACAACGTCCCGAGTATCTCGGAGGTGGCTCCACCTCTATCAATGTCACTCCAGTACAACAGACAAACTCTACAAGTTCAGACGTTCAGCAATTTAACACCCCGCAAGGAAACCTTGCGGGATATGGAACCTCCTCAATGAACGTTGGATTTCATAAATCCTTTACCGAACACTGCGTTGTCATTGCTTTGGGGTCAGTACGTGCCGATCTCACCTATCAGAGAGGCACCCCGCGCATGTTCAACAGGCGCACACGATTCGACTTCTACTTCCCGGCCCTCGCTCACCTCGGCGAACAGGCCATCGAAAATCGTGAAATATACACTCAAGGAACTGCCGAAGATGATGCGGTTTTCGGATACCAAGAACGTTGGGCCGAATACCGCTACTATCCATCAAAAATAACAGGCAAGTTCCGCTCAACAGATCCACAGTCTCTGGACATCTGGCATCTATCGCAGGACTTTACTTCCCTGCCTACACTCTCCTCTACATTCATTGAGGAGAATCCACCAATCGACCGCGTTGTCGCGGTCCCCTCGGAACCACAGTTCCTATTCGATTCTTACATCGATTTGAAGTGCGCACGGCCTATGCCCGTCTATTCCGTCCCCGGACTGATAGACCACTTCTAACCCCACCCACCCCCGGCCCGGCCTCTGGAGGCTTTCCACGAGGCCGGGCCACTTACAACTAAACAACGAACAACAACTAAAAAAAATCAGTCTCTTAACGTCTCTCTCCACACGACTATGAAAATCTCACTGAAACATCCATACACCCCATCACCTTGGAAGGTGTCTTCGAGAATGGGCCCGAAGGTCGCTCGTCGGAGAAGCCACCCCTTCAAGGAAACAAGTTCAGAAACTTATAAAAAAGGAGCCGACGATGGACGATGAACCCGTATCTGCTGCAGCCCTTATCGGCTCTGCTGCTCTAACTGCTGGCGCAAGCTCTGCATCCTCCGCTTTCGGCGCAGGTCAATCACAGGGTTCCGCCCGTCGCTCCCGTAAATTCACTCGCGAGGTCATGCAAAATCAACGTCAATGGCTCGCGGAAGATCTCCGCAAAGCGGGGATCAATCCAATGCTCGCCTCTGGAGCATCCCCCACCGGACATGGATCCGGTGGTCAAACTATCACGGCCTCCGATCCGAAGATCGATCTGGCCTCAACTGCTCAAGCTCTTCAAAGCTTCAAAAACCAAAAGGAACAAAATCGCTCGATCAAGGCGCAAGCCGATCTCGACGAATCAAACTCCGCGCTCGATATCGACATCAACCGGGAACTTCGTAAACCGGAAAACATCGGCGCGTATATCCGTTCCAAAATTCTAGGAACCGGATCGACTGCTACAGTCGCAAACCTCATCTCATCCATTGGTGACGCCTTCACTGGAAGGAATAAAAATTGGGATACTGATAACCCCGGCAACCATGGAATAAAACCCCCTGCATCGGGAGAAAAACGATCCCGATCTAACACGAGGAAAAACAAATGAAACCCCGACGCAAAATGAGCCGAAAATCATCCCGCAAAAACTTCAAACGCGGAGCCACGAAAACACACGTAAAAAACACGACGGCAACTGTCATGCGCGGAGGATACAGGCTGTAACTGGCCCCTACCGCGCTTCGCTTGCTCTCCGCGCCTTGTCTCACATTTGCCTAGGCAAATCTTGCGAGCGGCTTGGACTCAACTGATCCGATTCGTATCGAATCAAAAGCAGTGAACCTGCTATGAAGTCGTTCGCAAGCTCACTCCTGTAAACATTACTCGTAAACAAGTCAATCACCAAAACGCCGATTTCGGCCTAAACATCACCTCAAACGTTTGAGTATGCCTTGCTATTATCCAGTAAAAGGGTATAGATCTAAATCGGTAAACGAATCCGGGAAACGATCTATTGTCTTTAAACCTACAGACGGCCTCATCGATCTACCCGTCACCTTGCCCTGTGGGCAATGTGTCGGGTGTCGTTTGGAACGCTCGCGCCAATGGGCGATTCGATGCGTTCACGAGGCCAGTCTGCATCCTCAAAATTCATTCATTACCCTTACGTTCGATAACGAACATCTCGACCCTCAAAACTCACTTCGCAAAGAGGACTATCAGCTGTTTATGAAACGCCTACGGAAAGCTATAGGTAAAGTCCGTTATTTCCACTGTGGGGAATACGGCGAAACCAATTTCCGGCCTCATCATCATGCCATCCTCTTTGGCTATCAGTTCCCCGATCTGGAACTCTGGAAGAACAACAACGATCAACCAATCTACATCTCCGAAACCCTTTCCAAAATCTGGGGTAAGGGTTTCGTCACTATCGGATCCGTTACATTCGAATCATGTGCATACGTCGCCCGATACATAATGAAAAAAATTACAGGCGACAAAGCCGAAGACTATTACGGCGACCGGATCCCTCCATACAACACCATGTCTCGCCGTCCCGGCATCGGACAAGACTGGTACAATAAATATAAATCAGATCTCTTTCCATCCGATCAATGCGTCATTCGCGCCGATCTAATTACCAAGCCCCCGAAGTACTACACACAACGCCTAGAACTCACCGATCCCAAAACTTTCAACAAAATTAAACGCCTTCGCCTGGCGAATGCTAAACGTCGCGAAGACGACAACACATGGGATCGCCTGGCGGTAAAAGAAGAACTCAAAAAATCGCAACTCAAACAACTCATAAGGACAATATGAAACTCGTAGCCTATTCAATTCACGATATGAAAGCCGAAGCATACGCAACGCCTTTCTTCTCCCCTAACGATCTAATGGCAAAACGCAACTTCGCGGATCTCGCGCGAGATCCACTATCAACAATACACAAGAACCCGGAGGACTTTCGCCTATTTCGCGTAGGCGAATTTGTAAACGATGACGGCACCCTTATCCAAAGCGAAATCCCACAACTCATCTGCGAAGGAACAGAATTCGCACATACTTCTGCCTAGATCTCTACAGTCAAGGTATAACCGCGTCCGGATGCCGGGGATCTCCTTCAAGGATTCCCCGTCCCGGACGAAACAAAGCTTCAAAGAAGAAGCTAATATCAATAACATCATGCACCAATATATCCAGACGGGCGTAATGCCCTCTGGAAGGCATCAACTACAATTCGGGGACTTTACGTCTCCCGATCAATACGCGGATCTCTTAAACCGCGTCCTCGAAGCCCGTCAGGACTTCGACACCCTCCCCTCTGACATCCGGGATCGCTTCGCGAACTCCCCGGAACAACTAATCAAATTCATGTCCAACCCGGACAACGAGGCCGAAGCTATCAAGCTCGGCCTCATCCCCGATCCGAATCCGGATCCCGCCCCCGTGGAGCCTTCTGCACCCGTACCCGAAGAATGAGAGGTTCGGCTGCAGAACGGCGGAACTAGACCACCCTCCACTTGATGTAACTGGTCTAACTGACACCAAACAAAAAAAAACAGGATCACCCAATGAAAACACGTAAATCAGTAATGAAGCATCAGTTCTCTCAAGTACCCTCTGCAAATATACCTCGATCGTCCTTTAATAGGACGCACGGGCATAAGACCACCTTCGACGGAGGTGTCTTAGTGCCCCTGTATATCGACGAATGTCTTCCCGGCGATACTTTCTCTCTAAACATGACTACTTTCGCCCGGCTACAAACTCCCATTGTCCCGTTCATGGACAACATGAACATGGACGTCCACTTCTTCGCCGTACCTGTCCGGCTCCTATGGGAAAACTTTCAAAAATTCATGGGTGAACAAGACAACCCGGATGACTCTACAGACTTCCTCATCCCTCAAGTAATATCCGACGGCGTCGGCTGGCAGACCGGAAGCGTAAGCGACTACTTTGGTCTGCCTCTAAACATCCCTAACATGTCCACCTCTGCACTATGGCACCGTGCATACAACCTAATCTGGAACGAATGGTATCGTGATGAAAATTTACAAGACTCTGTCCCGGTTAACCGGGGTGACGGACCGGACGATCCTACTAACTACGCTATGCTTCATCGTGGTAAACGTCATGATTACTTTACTTCTGCTCTACCTTGGCCACAAAAAGGGCCCGGCGTTGAGCTCCCTCTGGGATCTACTGCCCCTGTAGTATCTGACGGAACACAATTCTCACTTATCGACACGGGCACAGGCTCTGTGCCGGCTACCATGGAAGCGAACAGCGGATCCGTCCTATACAAACCCGGCATCACTGCCACAACAACCACTCTTGGAGATCCTGCAATCTTCGGAGATCAAACAGGCTTGGAAGTCGATCTCGCGAATGCGACATCGGCAACAATTAATTCTCTTCGCCAAGCCTTTCAAACTCAAAAAATGTTAGAGCGTGACGCCCGAGGCGGTACG